CTATTATACCTGAAATGCCGATACCGGTCAAGTATTAGCCTACGCTTTTTATAGCCGCGTAAGTGCTTGATTTTTAAGCGTTTTTTATTGCGGATAACACGGGTACGATATCTTACTCTCAATAGCATCTAGCAAGTATAGCATAAACAAGGATTTTAGTCAATAAAAAACCCTACACATGGTAGGGTTTTTATTTTTAATAATGTTAATAATAAACTATTGGCGTTGGTGCTATATCGAGGTCGTATGCAAAGACTGAATTTTCTTTAACTACCCACCACCAGCATCCTGTGTAAGGTGGCACACGATCAGTAGATTGAGGTACGCCATCGATTGTAGGACTTTCTCTTGGATCGTCTAGTGTATCACATTGACCATAGTCATTTACGCCGCCTGGTATAGTAATTGTTAATTGATGACTGAGCAAAATTGCGTTAACTGCCGCTGGATCATCGTTTGCTACTAGTACATCAATTTCTGCTTGACTCAATGGAGGATTCGCTTTGGCTTCGTATAATGCTAAAATTGCCGGACCATCCCCTGATTGAATTGTTTGAATATCAGCTTCACTGTATGCTGGATTAGGAATCGGATAATAATTAGCTATTACATCAGCAAATATTACAGTACCAGAATTAATATTACAAGTCATTGGGATTATACCAGTAAAACTTTGATCAACTTCAAAACTCATCAATTCAACTGGTTCATTAACAAGATTTAAATTTGGCAAGGTTGGCACAGGTTGATCCAAAGTTGGAACCGTTCCACTATATACAACATTACCGTTGGTGGTTACCGTAATTTCGGCTGGTGTAGCACCAAATCCATACCCTAAAATTTTAACGGTTTTGTTAGACATATCTATTCTCCTATTACTGTTTATTTATCATTGCCAATGCTTGGCTATTACTTCGTCGCTGACCTCGTGTGGCTTAGGGTTTCCGTGGAAGATTAGTACGCTGGTATTGTGTATATTTGTGCCGGTGCCAGGTTTTTTCCAGGTTTTTTTACTAAAATCATATCCTCCGTCAAATGCTTGCCAACGCCAGCTTTTTAATCGATCACCAGGGAAAAATCTTAGAAATTTAATAGGCACTTGATCAGTTATAAAATCTTGGTCCCCATGGTATTTTAATAAAACATTGTTAAAATCAAGTTGCTTAAAATTATCATAAATCCAGCTGAATTTATCAGTATTCCACCACATTATGCTAGAATTGATTCCTTGATGCATGGGTTTCCATAAACACTTAAAATCTCGTATACCCCAAAAGCAGTCTGTGGATAAATTGCATAACCAATCAATATTGTCAACGATTACAGTGTCTAGATCAAAGTAAAGCAAAGGACCAGAATAAAATTCAGGATTAAACATCTGCATTTTATACCACCATGTCTTACCTGGGTATTTGATATTCCAATCTTCTAGCGTGTGTTTTATGTAACAAGTTGGCACTGCTCGAGAGTGTTCGGTAAATACATGTAACACAATACTCTTGCTAGAATTCCTGGTCAACATATTATACAGTCGATCCACGTAGGTCCAATTGTATAAATTTCCGTGAATTAAGCAAGCACAATGCAGTTCGTCCATAGATTTATTATTTACCATTATATACGCATATAAATAACTTTATGAAGAAGATTGTATTAGCAACCGGAGGGTTTGACCCTCTCCACACTGGACATATTGAATATCTAAAAGCGGCCAAGGCACTAGGTGACATACTAGTAGTTGGAGTGAACAGTGATAACTGGCTCATGAGGAAAAAAGGTCGTGCGTTCATGCCCTTGGCTGAACGTTGCGAAATTGTACGCAACCTCAAATGTGCTGACTTTGTTCTTGACTTTGATGATAGTGATGGCACTGCTAAACATGCCATCTGGTCAGTGCGTCAAAGTTATCCCAATGATCAAATCATCTTTGTCAACGGCGGTGATCGCACAGATGAGAATATTCCAGAAGTGAACTACGATGACCATAACATTCGTTTTGTTTTTGGAGTGGGTGGATTCAACAAGGCTAACTCAAGCTCGTGGATACTAGAAGAATGGAAGTCGCCTAAGACTGAACGCCCATGGGGGTACTATCGTGTGTTACATAATCCAAACAAACACGTCAAAGTTAAAGAACTCACAGTAGATCCAGGTAAACATTTAAGCATGCAAAGACACTTTGATCGTAACGAGTTTTGGTTTGTTAGCGAAGGTACCGCTAGTGTGTATACCGTTAATCGTGCCAGTGATACAGAATTACTTGGTACCTACGGTGCACAAGAAAGTTTATACATTAAAACCAACGAATGGCATCAGTTAGTTAACGAATCTAATAAACCATTAAAGTTAATTGAAATACAGTACGGTGATAACTGTGCCGAAGAGGATATACAACGCAAATGAAACCCATTCCAATTTTTATTGGCTATGACCCACGTGAGGCCATAGCATATCATACTTGTGCTAATAGCATTATTAGACATGCCAGTCAACCAGTGGCTATTATTCCCTTAGCACTAAACTTGTTTAAGGATTACACAGAAACACACACTGATGGTAGCAACCAATTTATCTACAGCCGTTTCTTAGTTCCACACTTAATGGATTTTAAAGGACATGCTATTTTTATTGATGGTGACATGATTGTGCGTGGAGATATTGCTGAGTTATGGGAGTTGCGAGACGGTGCCCTGGATGTACAAGTGGTCAAGCACGATTATCAAACTCGCATGCCTGTTAAGTATCTTGGTTCTAAGAATGAGAACTACCCACGTAAAAACTGGTCCAGTGTGATACTATGGAACTGTGCCAATTGGGTTAATCGTGTGCTAACTCCAGATTTTATACAAAAGTCAACTGGTGCTGAATTGCATCGTTTTACATGGATATTAGATGACCGCATTGGTGAGTTGCCAAAAGAATGGAACTGGCTTCCTGATGAGTACGGTCCTAACCCTGATGCTAAGTTGCTACACTACACACTAGGTACACCGTGCTTTCAAGAATTTGCCACAACACCACAAGGTGATGAGTGGCATAGAGAGCGTATTCTAACTGATTACTGTTTACAAAGAACTATTGAATGATTTTACCCACAGCCTTAGTTGATCGTTGGCCAGCCGACCTATACAAAGATCAACACCCCACAATTGAATCAGCACTTAAACACAGTTCTCGTGACACGCTTAATGCTTATCTGGATTTAAAAACTTTCAAAGAAATAGAACAATATCTATATTCTATTCCAGAAGAAGAGTTACCGCCGATGACCAAAAGTCAGCGTATGGCTCTTAAACGTGTTGGCGGAAAAATTGGTCAATCTTTTAAAGAACAAATAAGTCAAGCAACAATTTATAAAGATGAATTGTTAACAAGACTAATAAAATATAGTGATTACCCGGCAATGATCATGGCCGCATATCCTGAAAGTAAATTTATTAGTAAGGATCGTTACTGGGCAGAAGAAGAATCTATCACCGGGCCAGTATTATTAAGAGGCATATCTAGTGGTAGAATTGCTGATCATGTTCGCAGTAAAGGCGACGACTACTATTTTATTGAAACAGGATATCTAGGCAATTATCGATGTGAGAATAATCGCACTGGTCGTAAGATATATCATCGTATTGTTAAAAATGCCATGCAACATAATACTATTATGGATGTCCCGGGCGACCGTTGGAAATCATTAGTTGATTTCAATCCAAATTTAAAATATCAAGGATGGCGCCGTACTGGAAGTAAAATTTTAGTAGTACTGAGTACCGACAAACCATTTCAGTACTATGGAGAAAATAAAAAAACTTGGATTAGAACAGTCAAACAAACTCTTAAAAAGTACACTGATCGAGAAATAGTTTTTAGAGAAAAAGCCAGTAGAGGTGTACGTACTAACGATACTATATACGACGCATTAGATGATGATATCTATGCCCTGGTCACTTATAATAGTATTGCCGCTGTTGAAGCTATTCAATATGGAATTCCAGCTTTTGCTCTGGCTCCTACTGCGGCTGATCCAGTGGGCAACAAAGATTTAAAATTAATTGAAACACCAAACATGCCCGATGAAGACATCATACAAAAGTGGTTGTACTCAATCGCTTATAGTCAGTTTAGTTTAGATGAAATAATCACAGGCAATGCCTGGAAATTGGTATTAGAAAATGCACAGCGGCCGACCATTAGTTATTAAAAGCTATCTAAGTAGCTTGCCAATTAAGATAAACGGGCAAGAAAAGATTGATGCCTTGACATTTTTTGCCGAGGGCGCCGCTCGTTGTGGAGATCATGCTACGGTTACACGCAGTCAAATATACGAGCCATGCGATGTGGGTGCTATCATTGGCAATGCTTTCGATGCCAACCCAAGCAAGGTAACTTTGTCTCACTATAAAGTTCGTAAGATGGTCATGGAAACCCAACAAAAACTAGGCAAGTATTGGCTGAGTGTTGACAGCAACGTGTTTATCTACAAAGACAGATCAAACCCACGCAAATATCTACGTTATAGTTTCAATGGTGTGTTCCCAGCTACGGGCATTTATTGTAATGACAATCCTGGAGAAGAAAATTGGGCCAACATTCGACGTGATTACAACATGGATTTAAAACCATGGCGAAATCAAGGCAATCATATTCTTATCACACTACAAAGACCAATGGGATGGAGTATGCGTGGTTATAATCTCATGGATTGGTTACAGACTACATTTGCTAAAATTAGACAATATAGCGATCGTCCTATTATCATACGCTGGCACCCAGGTGATTGGAAAGCCTATCCAAATTATGCTGACATATTAAAACAATACAATGTTACTATTAGTCCGCAAGAACGTCACATACTAGAAGATTTAAACAACTGTTGGGCATTAGTTTGTCACAACAGTACACCTAGTGCTGTGGCACCTATTGAGGGTATTCCAGCATTTATCACTGATGATCCTAGTTATAGCCAAGGAGGTGATATTGCCAATACCAATTTTAGTCTACTAGAAAATCCCAACCTACCTGATAGAGAACAATGGATTCGTAAGTTAGCCCAATGTCATTGGAGTTTTGAAGATTTACGATCAGGGCGTCAATGGTCTCACATGAGAAACTACGTTAAGTAAAATTCCTCAAATCAGATAGTTGCTGATCGTAGTCGGCAATACCAAAGTCAAACTCTCGGCGGGTATCAATCAACACTTTATCAATATTTTTTGGGCCTTGCGTGGGTACAATAGTTTTACCCAATTGATAGATGTGGTTTATCTTACACAACAAATCATATTTGTTAATGCGATTGTTATTGCTTACCAAGTGATATATTCCTGATATCTTTGGATTGTTAATATAAAGATCAATGCATCGTGCTAGTTCTAGTGTGGTAATACCATTCCACCAAGCGTTGGTCCATCCAGGTAATATTAATTCATTGTTAGTTGTGGTCCAGTGTAACAATCCTGTGCCGTTCTTTAGTTCTGGCCCAATGATACTCATTCTAAATGTAATGTCTTTAGCATTATTGACTTCGCCTAGACTCTTGCTACGTCCGTATGCATTCATTTCAGTGTGCAAGTCTGTTTCAATATAGTCTCCACGTGCACCATTAAACACGCAGTCAGTACTCAAATGTATCAAACGTGTGGGTGCATTTGACAAACGATACTCAATATAATGTGGCAACCAACTGTTAATCAATGCGGCACGATCAGGTCTATCTGCACAAGGCTTAACTAATAAGCCAATGCAGTTTACTACAAAGTCAGTGTTTATGTTGTCAAATAACTTGGACAGTTGACTGGTATCTTCTACATCAAGGTCTTGTCTTGTGACAGCTTGTACCGTGTGTCCTTGCTGTGCTAGATATTTTGTTACCATATGACCAGCCATGCCGGCTGCACCTAAAACAGTTACTCGCATATAAATCTGCCCTTGATTAACATTTGTTTGATTTCTTCTTTGTTCATAAGTTTGGTGCGACTACTGAACTCTGCATGGTTAAACTTAGACAATAGATTATAATGGTCAAGCAGTTGCGAACTGGCATTGGTTGGTAAAATCACATAGTAGTTGTCATCGTAACAATAACTTTGTAATGCCTCATGTTTACTGATTAACATTTCATCTAGTTTTTCTCCAGGCTTGCTACCAATTTCTTTAATGTCCACAGTTCCATAGTGATCCATTAATACTTGAGCTACATCACGAATATAACAAGCTGGCATGTTCATGACAAATGTCTCTCCACCAATGGACTTTTCAGCGGCTTTGAACAACAATCCAATAGCTTCTTCTAGGGTTAAAAAGAATCGTGTCATTTCAACGTCAGTAATAGTTATTGGACCGCCTGATTTAATTTGCTCAACAAAGTAAGGAATCACGCTACCATTAGATCCCATAACATTACCGCCGCGGATACAAACAAAACGAGTATGAGTGCTTAGATCATTGCCCTGTATGATTAACTTCTCTCCAACGGATTTAGTCATGCCATATAAGTTCAGTGGCTCCACTGCTTTGTCAGTTGATACGTCAATTACTTTGTCTACGTAATTTTCAATTGCGGCGTTGACAATATTAGTGGTGCCTGTAATATTTGTTTTAATTGCTTCTTGTGGATGTTCTTCGCATATGGGCACATGTTTAAGAGCCGCTAGATGGAATACAATGTTTACATCGCGCATGGCAAAACGCACAGCTTCATAATCTCTTACATCGCCTATGACAAATTTTAATCTAGCGTCGCGGAACTTTCGTTGCATCAACACTTGTTGCAGTTCTCCGCGGCTAAAGCAGATAATCTCCAATGGATTATATTGCTCTAGCAACATTTTAGTCAAAGTTTGACCCCACGAGCCAGTGGCTCCAGATATGAATATTCTTTTTCCGTTAAACATAATTTCCTAACAAGATGTTTATTACTGTGTCACTAACGTTAGTGCGAGCATATTCTGCGGGTATACTCCATGAACGTGTACATTGTTTCATTGCTTGATATCCTGCAATAATATTATCTGCTTCTAGCCCCGTTACAATATTTGATCCGCACCAAACAGTTTCTGGACGTTCAGTGGTAGCACGTATGGTCACAGTGGGTATGTGGAATAAACACATTTCCTCTTGTACTGTTCCACTGTCACTGATGGCCATATAGCTATTTTGTTCAAGTTTCACAAAGTCAAAGAATCCCAATGGTTCCATTAACTTGATACGTTCGCTTAGTTGTATGCCCAACTGATTAATACGTTGACGTGTTTTAGGATGACAACTAAACACAATTGGATATTCTTTTGCGATGGTTTCAAACGCATTAAAAATATTAACAAGCCGACCAGGATCATCTACATTCTCTGCTCTGTGTGCTGTGGCGATGATATAGTTGCCAGCTTGTAAGTTTAATCGATTGAGTATGTTGCTTGAATCAATGTCTGTGGCATAATAATCTAACACCTCTTTGATAGGATTGCCGGTGACAAACACATGATCATTTAGTGCACCTTCTCTTAATAAATTTTGTCTACTTAATTCTGTGTAGGGCAAGTTAATAGTACTAACACTGTCAATCAATCGTCGATTCTTTTCTTCTGGTACTAGCATGTCATAACAACGATTGCCGGCTTCCATATGGAACACTGGCACGCCCATGCGTTCGCACACAATAGCACTTAGCCCTGAGTTGGTATCGCCTAATACAAGCACAGCGTCGGGTTTGAATCCTGTGATGTACTGCTCTACACCTATTACGGTAGCGGCTAATTGTTGACCAATGGTACCGCGACTATCCAATACACAGTTGGGCTTTCTTAATTTTAACTGATCAAAAAATATATCATTGAGCGTGGCATCATAGTTTTGCCCGGTGTGTAGTATTCTTTGATCACTCACTTGATCTAATTTGGGTATGATCCTAGACAGCCTGATTATTTCAGGCCGTGTGCCTAAAATGGTTAATATCTTACGCGGCATAATAACCTACGTAATATTTTTCCAACGAGGGTATCTTAACTTCAGCCCAGTCAGTAAAGTCATCATGTGTCCAAGAACTCTTGTGTATGTCGAACTGATTACCGTGACTCCAAATACGTTCGTTTTCAACGTTGTGTTTATTATCCGTCCAAATTTCTAGCAAAGGTGTGAGCAAGAATATTTTCTTATTAACTATCTTCTTACAATCCTCTAACAGTCTTATGCCAGCATCTTTGTCTAAGTGTTCAATAAAATCAATCATTAAAATATAATCCCAACGCTCAGGAGTTATTTCAGCAATAGGAGTGATTTCCACGTTGGCCACAATGTCTGGCTCAACCCAATCCCAAGCGTCAATGGTTAATACTCTACAACCAAGATCTAACAGTGGGGTTGAGTATGCCTTTGGACCACACCCAATGTCCAACACTGAACTGCCTGGAACAACGCTGTCATTAATAAACTGCGATAATAAGTCATTACGACTGGCTCGTTTGCCTTTGATCTTAAATTTCATTTGATGCTTTCTTTGTTTGGTGCTCGTACGGTTCCATTAGTAGTAATACTAAAATATAAATCCTTGTTACTTTGATTAGGTTCAATGTTGTCAGGATGTCCATAACTCTTATGATGGTATTGGTGTATAACAAATGGATCTGCTACAAACTTAACATTACACACTTGCCTAATTCTATAAAGTATTTCTGCATCATCCCAATTATAACCGGTTGCATATCTTTCATCAAACCCATTCACCTTGATCAAGTTATTCCTAGTAATGGCGTTACAAAAATGGAATGCTACTGGGCGTTCGATTTCGTGATTATACCATCTTGCTTTTTTTGAAGTTGATACTGTGGGTATTGATCCTTCTTGATGCAAAATAGCGACATCTTGTTTAGTACACGCCCAACAATGGAAACTAAGATAATCATGATCAGTTAAATTAGACGCAACGTAATCTAACACGTCACCTATGTGGCAGCACTCAGGATTTTGTATTACAATCATATCTCCACAACTAGCACGTAGACCCACGTTATAAGGAATGCAAGGATTACAATAATCTTTTTTTGTAACACAATCTCTCATGCGAATAATGTTAAACTGTAATTGGGGGAACTCTTGTGTTATACTATCTAAACTATTTTCAGCATCACTAAAATCATCCACAATGACAACCTCAACGTCTTTATACGCACTGTTGGCGATAGTTTGTAGGGTAAATCTTAGTTGAGTCAATCGATTGTAATAAGCCATTACTATTGATATCATACAAACCTTATATGTGCTGTGACGTACTTTGGTCGAGTGTTAAGTATTTTTACAATTTCAATACCTTCCTCAACCAATGGGTTTTTATTTTTAGCTAGGATACGTAGATCCATAATAACAACTGTATTTTGGCGACTGTGTTTTAGTATTAAGTCTCTATAGGTGTTTACTGGATAATGAAACCCACAACTGATCCAACTGGTTATAACATCAAACTTAACGTTTGCTGGAATCTTAATATTGTTACAATCAATCAGTTGATAATTTTTTGTGTTTAGTTTATCTAACTCATTTTGCAAAAAATCTAACTTATAATAAAATGCAAAGTTTTTAACATCTGTAGTGTATCGTGCTTGTTGTTGAACTCTACCATCATGATCGTTGTCGTCAAAGTCACCGTCTAATAGATACAGTTTGGTTTCATACTTTTCATTAAACATTCGACTTTCCCAAGCAAGTCCGCAACCAATGTCTAATATTTTTTTAGGAGGCTTGGACAGATATGAATCTAACCGTTCAAAGTTTTCACGCTTGTGTTGCTGGTAGATGTCAGTAAACCATTCTTCGTTTATCCAATCCTTCTGGTACAAAATCATAGGTACTTTCTTTGTTCGTTTTTGAATATGTCGAGTTCTTTACGTTTGCCTTTAGCTGACCATATAGAACTTTCTGGTCTCATGGCCCAGTCAATATAACTCATGGGCAACAATCCTTTATTGTACTGAGGTACTAACTGATCTAATATTAATTGATCCAAGAACCAATACAAATCATCTTGCTCAAAAGACTCTCTAAGTTTTATGGCATAATTTTGTAAAAACTTGTGAGTGCCCGATTGACCATTGAATAATATGGCACCGGCTAAGTGTGTGCCATCTTTGGGTTTTTCGTATAGATAAAAGTCAGCGGTACCTAGATTGTAATCAAATTTTCCACGTACTAATCCATCAACATCAATGGCTAGACACTTTTTACCTTGAGGTAATATCTCTGACAGACGTACAAATCTTGCACAGGCATAGTAGGTTTGTTTTACTAATTTATGTAGTTCTTCTTTTCCTAGAGTTTGTCCTTTTTTAAACATCTGTCGTTGGCGATCATTAGTTAATCCGGTGCGCTTTAACCAAAATTCAGTGATGCCAGCAAAGACTACCAGGTCAAGGTTCTCGTAAGTATAACTTACATTTGGCTGTCGACAAAACTCTATTTGTTCCGGATTTGGATCGTATATATGAATGTGTACACCTACGTCGGGCGCATTTTTAAGTACACTGTTAATCAGTGGCCGAGCATATGTATCAAAATAACCAGCATCAGCGGCGGCATAGATAAAAAATTTCTCTTGGTTTAAATTTCCGTAAATAGGTGGTAATCTCATAATGAATATTTAACCCTATGCGTATAGCCTACTTTCCAAACCAGATCGCCCTAAATGCCCAACCTGCACTAGATGCCTTTTTACAAGGATGTGCCTGGTTAGGTATTGAAACTGTGCCAAATAGTATGGATGCTGATGCCGCAGTTATTTGGTCAGTACTTTGGCATGGTAGAATGAAGCAAAACGAAGGCATTTATCGCTTATATAGACAACAAAACAAACCTGTGTTTGTTCTAGAAGTTGGCATGCTACGCAGAGGTTCGACTTGGAAACTTGGATTAAATGGTACGTGGGCTGATTGCTACCCTGGCAAGATAAAACTAGGTCGTGCGGAAGAATTAGGTTTAACATTAAAACCTTGGAAGGATAACGGAGTAAACATTGTTATCGCTTGTCAACGTAATGACAGCGAACAATGGGCTAGTATGCCGCCAACAGCAACTTGGCTTTCGGATACTGTGAGAAAAATCAGAGAATATAGTGAACGCCCTATTATCATTCGTCCGCATCCTCGTCAGCGTATTACCAACATACCAGGTACAGTTATAGAACAACCTAAACCCTTGGTTAATACCTATGATAGTTTTGATTATGAACGTGTACTAGATCAAGCATGGGCAGTGGTTAATCACAATAGTGGCCCTGGGTGTCAAGCAATTATGTCTGGAGTTCCTGCTTTTGTGGGCAATACTAGTCTAGCTTTGCCTGTGTCTAATACCGATCTATCACAAATAGAAAAACCACTGCGCCCAGATAGAGAGCAGTGGTTAAATGAACTTGCCCACTCAGAGTGGACGATAAAGGAAATTGCTACAGGGTCACCACTTCAACGATTAATGGTTACCATACCAAGTTAAACTTTTATCCATCCAAGGTAAAATAAGATCTTGCTGTCTAACAGCATTATGAGCGTAAATACTTTTTTCAGCTGACTCAGGTAATAAACCAAGTTCAGCAAGATTATGCCAGGTTGTAGTTTTAGGATTCATTGGTTTATGCTCACTCTTATAAACTACAGCGTGTAACCAATTATCATCAATTTGTTTAAGAAAATATCCATTACGACAATCCCATCCGTTGACTGCTAACATGTACATTAGACTAACCAAAGTGTGATGATAGTAGCAACCATTGTCTAATTCAAATGCCTGTTGTTTCCTATGAATATTAGTTGTTTGTGGAACAACTAATGCTAGAATGCCACCCAAAGAAACTTTGTGCCACCAATTGCCCAATGTTTGTACAGGATTAATACAGTACTGAAATGAATTATGACACCATATTAAATCATAAGGTCTTTGTTTAATCAAAAGAAAGTCTTCTTCAAAATCAGTCTTTTGATATATTATATTACGATATTGTCTTGCTATTGGTAGTTCATCTTTTGTGTCAATTCCAACACATTCAATGTTTAAAGGTCTCTGAGCGTCGTCTCTTGTGGTTCTAGTTGCCCACCATTCTAAATCAAGACCGTTGCCGCACCCAAAATCAGCTACAAGAGACAAGCTCTCCATAAAGTCATCAAATTCATAAAAGGTATTTAAAGTTTGAAGACTGTGCTGATGTGCTTCTTCGTTGTTACGAAATGTCACAGTGTAATATCTTCCATACCTGCTGTACGTAGGCGTACAATATGACCCATTTGCCATTGCTTGGCATCAAGACCTTTCATAATGCCTAACCATTTATTGCGTAGTAGTGCTACTTCGTTAATAATAGTTTCAAAGTCAATAACTTCATCTTCTCCATCAACATACTTTTCGGCATCTCTACTGGTTAATGCACGAGCATAGGCTTCTAAATATTTTTGAAAATGCTTACGGCGAATCTTGCGTAGTTGAATGTTAAGATAGTTTAAGATAGCTTCAATTTCTTGTAGCTGATTAAACCTGTGTTCAGTAATGCCGGGTAAGGCAGATATGTTTTTTTCAACAAGTCCACCTATCCGACAATCACGTTTGGCTTCTTCTAGTTCTTTTTCGTAGTGTGCGATAAAGTCTGGAATACAACCTAAGTTAGCAACAACTTTGCTATACCACATTAATAATCGTCATCCTCATCATCGTAGTCATCATCATAATCCTCTTCATCATCCTCAACAATGTCGTGATCATCAAGATAACTTTGTAATGCACGTTTAACTTCTGTATCGCCCTTAAATGTGTCTTTGATCTCCTCGGCAGACACATCATTATCAATAAGCACGTTAACTAATGCCTCAGCGGCATCCGCACGATCTGCTTGTTGAACATAGCGTTTAACTTCTTGCCATACTTCGTTGGCCATGAATACTGGCATATTTTATTCCTCCTGAACTGATTCTTCAGTACTTACCGTTTCTTTCTGATTTTTGAAGTCTGCCATAATCTTGTCAAGACAACCATCTTCATTAGCTTCCCACTTTTTACGGAATTGCTTGATAATCTCGCCATCGCTAGTAACAAATACTAAACTGTTGCCTTCTTTCTTAAGCAAGCCACGTTTCTCAGCTAGGTCAACCATGCCACTATATGGACTCATGCCTGTTTCATACGGGATCTTAACTTGTACACCTTCAAACGGCTTGGCGTAACGTGTTTTCATAACCTTACATGCGGCACGAATACCCATTACATCACTAATCTTGTTGCCATCCTCATCTTCTTTGAGTTTGAGTTTCTTCATAGCAACAACAATACTAGAAGCATAGATAAAGCCTTGACCGCCAGATATCTTATCATCTGGGTCGAACATATCCTGCGACGCATAGGTGTGGTTAGTTGCTACTAGACCAACGTTATAGCTACCAAACATGTTTACGCAGTTACGCACAAGTGCGGTAAGTGCTTTAGGTTTACGACCTAAGTCACCTTTCATTTCACCTGCATCAAATTGATTAACGTCAGTTGGTGTGAGCAACATACCTAGTGAGTCAATAACAAACATAACCTTAGGACGACTTGCAGGATCCAATGCTTTGTAGTCACTCATAAATGTTGAAATAGTTTTGGCTACATCATCAATCATAGCCATGGATAATTTAAGCAGTTTACTTTCGCTGGTATCTACGCCTAGTGCTTTTAACCAGTCCTCGTCAAGTGCGTTTTCCGAGTCGATTAACACAACAAAGATTCCTTGCTCTTGTGCATTCTTGATAATGTTACCGGAACAGATATATGATTTGCCTGCGCCAGATTCACCAGCAAACACAGTAACCTTACCAAGTGGGATACCTTTGTTAAAGTCTCCGCTGATAAGATAGTTCAAGGCGTAGTTGCCTGTGCTGATCCAGTCTGTTGGATCATTAAAGCCTATTGACAATCCATCAATAGATTTGGTAATTTCCTTGCGGAACTTTGATACATCAAATGGTTTTGTTGACATGTTTTTGCCTTTCAGTATTCAACTATTATAGAGTGTTTATTCAAATTAATCAACTGGTTTTTAATTTTTGTTAACCTTTCTCTTCCTAATGAAAAAAGCAAAGGTTCAAAATTAAAAACGTTACTAATCCAAACTAAACTATCGTTTGGAAATATTGGTACAGATAACAAATCAATTTCTCGAAATTGAACCGGATATTTGTGCCACTGTTTCCACCAATCGTGTGCCCATGCGGGGATTATATAATTACCAACATGATTATATGGTATATCTAAATGTTCTGGTAAAATTTCAAAACTGTGTAATTTTTTTGCCCAATCCAATTGATAAGGATTAACATCATACATTGTTATTGATTCTAATTGATCCAACCCAATTTGATTTGCGATACTTGCTGTTTTCCATCCACTTGATAGTCCAAACAGATGTCGAACAGAACTAGTATCTACATTAACAAACAAATCTTCAGTATTCTCTACATAAACATTTTTCTTTGCCGCGATTATGCTTTTCAACATATTTTCAATAATGTACAACTGCTTACTACCGGATGCATACTTAGATTTTTTCTTAAATCCTACATATGTGTCTGGGTCAAATGCTATAACAAATTCATGAGTTGGTTCAATCCAATGAGTACCGGTAGCGTCAGCATATGACGAAGCAAATGAACTGGTAAGGAAAGTACCAGTTGAAATCACATAATAAGTGTGTTGAGGATTTTGATCAATAATCGATTGAGCTTGTTCACGTGTAGAAACAATCATTGAATCATCAACTAAAGTTCTTGATTGATTTTTTGCGTCAAAAAATAACTTTGTTTCCGTAAACCTAAGCAACGATTCGTTAGTCCCATCGTCAACTATTATAGCGATTTTCATAACTTTCTAATATTAAATTTTTGTGTTTTAATTGTCCGTGAACAATAATATGCAATCTTGGTTGATCGCTATTGTTATAAACCAAGTGTTCATTGCTTATATCCATTAAAAATGCTCGACCCGGTAAAAACGGAACATTCCCATGGTGCGTGAATCTAAACACACAATCATCTGGGTTTGTTATAGCTATATTAATTTCACTTAACCCTTTGGTTTCTCTATCAATGTGGGGTAGTATGTAGCCCCCAGGTTCGAGTAACATAAATCTTATTCGTCTAGTTGAATCATCAATAAGAAAATTTTGATCTAACCATGTTTTTGTTTTTGGGCAACGATTAGCAATTTCAGTCCACCTATGTAGTTCGTTTGAGTCTTCAGTAACCTGATGATGCACTCCATAAATTGTAAGACTTTTCCAACCTTGATGCCCGTAAAAAAATTTTTCTGAAATACTTTCCTCTGGGCGATGTAACACTGATAAATCTTTAACTGACTCCCATTCTTCAAGAATGTCTTGTACAGGAACATCAACATTTATTTGCAAATAGCTCAGTCCACTATTTTCTTGAATCCATTCAGTGGATGGTCTAAATTTTAAATAATGCTGTATTATTTTCATGTAACACATTCCTTAAGTACACATGTCTCAATTCTGTTAAATTCTCTTCAAATCCTTGAAAATTTCCAAGATTAAGTATGTCGCCGATCACCGGTATATTGTTTTGCTTAGAATATTCTATATAATTTTTAGGAGCATCGCGATACAACGGCATAGATAGAGATATCAAAACTTCTGATCCAATGGCTTTAAAATTATTGGTATCCGGACCAATACTGTTTGTATCGTGTACTAACCATTTGTTATAGTTAGTTCGTCCTTCTTGAGAAAAAATAATCTGAAGTTGGCACTGATTGAAGTTTAAAATTTCTGTTCCAAAAATATTAGGAGTTTCCCAATATTGTTGTCCACAGTATACACATTCAAAACCCTCTTCAATGAAGTGAACTTTTTTGTTAATTTGATTCCAATGAATCCAAAGTTTTTCGTCGTATTTTTTAATCAATGTAACTAACGATGGGTGTGTGTTAATTAACCCTATCCAAGTTCTATGTATATCATTCAATACACGTTGATCGAGTAAATTTAAATTTTGAAACGACTCAAGTGCTGTAATTTTTAACTTGCTGATTAAAAATTCATTAATCTTACTAATATGTGTTTTTAGCAATTCCGGCCAAGTCGAATCAAACTTACTAGCAATCAAATTAAAATTATTAATTTTATCTCGATTAAGAGATTCGACCCAGTATTCTGCTAGACCAGGATTGGCTAGATCAATCTCCAGCCAATCCCCGGTAGTCTGCCAGACTAGTTGCATTACTTCTGTTGACGGGCACGAATCATTGCCAAGATGTCTTCAGCTTTATTACTTGCTGGAGCACTCGGTGTTTGAACCGGAGCACTTGCTACTGCTGGCTCATCTGCTTCAAACGGTTCGGCCGCTACTGGAGCTGGTTTGGCTACAGGAGCTGAACGTGGAGCTGATTCCTCATCATCGTGTGAACCACCACCTGCGGGTGCTTGTACACCTGCTGGACGATAGTACTGACCCCAACGATCTGTGTCGTATGGTTGACCATCCACTGATGCTTCAAACATTTCTTTGATTACTCGCAACTCAACATCAGTTGGTTTCTTTGGTAAGAATGTTGAAAGATCAAACAAGCCATGAGCCGCAATAGCCGCTTGTTCTTGTTCAGTCAGTGCTGTTTCCTTACGAGCCCACTTGCTTGTTGAGTAGTCAGCAAAGCCACCTTTTGATGTTTTGCTAATACGGAAGTCCAAACCACGCAAATAGTCTGTTGGCAATTCTTCCAACTCTGGGTCCATCAACGCTGATTTGATTGTGTTGAAAATTTGTGGACCAATGATGAATCTGCGGATTGGATTCTCTGGTGTCTTGTCCTCTGTTAAAGGATTCTCACGTACAAAGCCTTGGAAAATATAACTACGTTTCTTCCAATACTTACGACCCATCTCTTCTAAAGATTTGTCCTTGAACCATGTACGCACTTCTGCTAGTACAGGACAGGCCTCACCATACATTTCCATACATGGAACTTGGACCATAACTTGTTTACTGTCCATTTCGCCTTTGATGCCATTAAATGGCAATCTTAACATAGCACGTTCCTGCCAAAAGAATGTATTTTTTGAGTTTCCGTCTGGGAGGAATCTAACTAGGCATGATTCTCCTTCTTGAATATTCCAATGAGGATAAATTGAATTATCACCCCCTGTGGATTGGCTGCCGCCTTGTTTATTCTCGCTGGCAGCGAGTCTTGCTCGAATCTCTGATAATGATGCCATTTTGTGTTGCCTTTCTAAGTTTTAAGTTTAATAATATCTAAATAATTTAGATGTTGCTTGCTGTGCTATTTTAACACGCCACAGTACGTGTTTACTACTAAATTGGCAAAACTGGTGTATTGGATAATTTCCAGCCTTGTGTAATTTTATATTTTCCATTTATCAATCTCGACACGCTACCATTAGTAAGATGGTAAGTTTTATTAAAGTCGAATCGTGTTCCGATGAATCTCTCTCCATTAACATGCTCAAATGTATAAATTGTAGAATCAAACATCGAATTCCTAGAACCTCCGCGATTCAATCTCATATCCGGGCGATTTAATGTTTGATTCAACCGCTCTTTATATTCTTTGGTATTTCGATATGCCTTTAATTTTTCTACAACCTCAGGGCGATTCATTGCCGCAATAGTTGCTTGGCGGTGTTTTTCTTTGATTTCCGGTGAACGAATTATTGTTTGTTGCTTAGACTTTATATCAGGATTATTCATTGGATTGTATCGTCCGGATGCGGCACCATCACCAGATTCTGGTTTTAAGTTTGCCCATTCTGAACTTTCCACTACGTTCCATAGTTGGCTATAATAGATTCCTGCTTTATTAATATCTTCTTTGTTTGGAGATTCTAAAAGTATTTCTGTGGTCCAATCTTTACCATGTTTCTTAACATGGCTTAACCAATACTTTCCAGATCCGGTGTATTTGTGTGGATCTGTTTTTGATGTTTGTCCTAGATATTTTAATCCAGTTTTAGTGTGTGTTTTAATATACAAGTAATTCATTGTGTTGCCTATCTATTGCTTTAATTTTAGTTGCCTGTGTAGAGTATGCATTATTACATACTCTACTATTTGTTACAAGAGTATTTATCTAACTAGTATGCCAGATAGACTTTTTAATCTTGCCAAAAACTCATCACTTTCAGCTACTGGTGCTGGCATCAAGCTATAACACTCTTTCATACCGTGTACTGGGCATTCTTCACCTTCCATAGTATGGTTGCATTTATCTTCAAATGTAGCTAGATTGTCTGCTTCTGGAACGAAGTCACCGCCCATTGCCTCATGGCGATTGGTTTCTTGCCAATGTGCTAATTTAGTTGCTGGAATTACTTGACCTTCTTTATATTTGGCTACAGTGGCTTTGGCTTGGTCTTCTGGCATTGGACCAAAAGGTTTACGACCATCGTTGTACACAACAAAGAAGCTACCAATTGCTTCATCTAATTCTTCTTCATCGTCGCTTAGTGTATCTTGTGCGGCACTGCCCAATGTAGAACCAATTGCACCACCAACTGGGCCACCTAAGGCCGTTCCAATTGCGCCGCCGGCTAGTTTACCCAACAAACCCTCATCTGTTTCTTCGCCAGTGGCTAATTTTTTAATACGTGATAAAGTTTCATCGACTTCTTCATCCTCTTCAACATCCTGTTCAGCACCAACTTCGTCTGCTTCGATATCCTGATCTAAATCAGCTTCTGGTTCAGCCGGCGTATCAACATCAACATTTAATTGAGCGATAACTTCAGCAATATCAGGATTGTCGGCTAACTCTTGCATGCGATTTAATACAACTTGACGAGCATCTGCGTTAGCATCTTTGTCGGCTAATGTTTCTAGTTGATCAAACAAAACATCGTCGCCAATTAAATCATATAACTGTTCGGTGGCGTTAAGTGCGTCGGCGCCAACTGGGAAATCTTTTGACAATAATTCTACTAACTGTGCTTTTTGCTCTTTAGTTTCTGGTGTTGACCAGGTACCTTCCATTAGGCGATTGGCCCAGGATTCAAAAATGTTAATCTCTTTCATAGCTTTTCCTTGTTGTTGTATGCGGGCCAATATTGGAAGGGCCTCTTCAATTCTTTCATCTATTGACTGACGTACAAACATATGTTTAATACTTTCAATCACAACATCCTGCTCGGTGAGTTCAGCCGGATTCCAACTTTCAAAATAATTTTTATAACCGCGGTGCGTGCTTAATCCCTTGAGCACACGATTTAAGTTTTCATAATAAACATTAGTTTCATTTACTAACTCTGCTGTATCGCCTTCAAATACCTTATTATGATTGGCACGACGGAACCGACTCAATACATTGAGTTCTTCAACAATTTCGCAAATGTGTTGACCAAATGGATCATATGGCTTGCCACCATTGCGAACGTGTTCACACATGGCACGACCAGCGGCTAGTTTAGTAAATGGTAGTTTGAATCTTTCACCGTCTGATGTTTCAACATATAAACTTTCAATGTAACGATAACGAGCATCACTTTCACCAATTGGCTTTTTATGCTTGATCATTAAACGAACATGCTCTGGCTTGTCATTCCAACTGGTATGTTTGTTGCCGCGCCAGCTTTCAAATAAACCTTCTTTAAGAGCGGCTTGCCCTTGCATGGAATATTTGAGTTTGTTAAGATTCTTTAAACCAAATCCTTGTAGATTATGTCCTACAGAAAAATGTTTAAGTTGTTCTAAGAAGTCAAACCATTCACGTTTGTCTTCAACATTTTCCATAGTTTTTCCTACATTGTCGCCAAAGTAAACTTCAAGTTGTCCTTCGTCGGTGAGCATGATAACTACTGTGCCATAATTGTTACCACTGGTTGTGGTAAAATCAAAGCTGAATACTTCTGCTTCAGTTGGATCTGTAGCAGTTTTACCCAAACTATCTAATAGTTCAGGCTCAAAATTCTTGGTCACGAGCAAGTCAAAAAGTTGTTTTGCAGAGGTTTGTATCGCCATAGTATTGTATTTAGTGCATAACAGAAATGAACGGCATCGGCTCAATTAGCACATCACCGTGATCACGCATCTGACTGTCCATTTCTGTGTGATAATCTTGTAAAATTTGCATCATACGCACACTTAATATAGTAGCCATAACTAAATCGTCTGTTTCACCGTCTTTTGCGGCATAGGTAGTGCCGCGAGCAACAAATGTTTTGAGCTCTGATACCAATGGTTTTGACAGTATTTTCATACGATTGGATTCTACTAAAACTTTGAGTTTGTTACAAGCAGAAAGTTTAGATTTATTTGTTGTGTTAAATCCCTTGCGATAACGGCGACCGCCAGAACTAACCACAGTATTGTCGCTTAAAAAGTAACCCTTGATATTTTCTTCGCCAAACTCTGCTATGGATATTAATGCCGCTTCACCAATTGTGTTATTCTCTACGCTATAGTATATGCTTTTATCATCGTTCTTATTATGATCGTATATGTGTTTAATAATGTCCGCTAGTATGCGTATCTGTGTAGGAATATCTGTGCGATTATGTCTCCATTCGCCAATTTGCGTAGTCGAGTTGGCTTCGAATACTTGTATGGCTGCTGGGTCTCCACCTGTGCCTAAACTTGGATCTAGGGCTACTACATAAATCTTATTTGGTTCAGGATTTTTATACCAACGTACTTGTCCTGTGCGATATACTGGATCAATGCCCGATAAATCAATAAGTTTTGTTGGGGCAATAAGTGTTTCATCATTGATAATGAATTCACAATCCATTTCACGACGGAAACGATCTTCACCTAGTTGTGCTCGCTGTTCTTCTGCCCATTTATCATCGCGGTCTGGATGCTCGTTCCAATATGAACGATAAGCACGGAACCCGTTAATGCCCACGTCAGTTGGATTACCGTAAGCATCTTCCATCTTATTAGCACCCTTCCACAGTAACGCAAACTGATCTTCGTCGGAGTTAGGTGTGCTTGTAATAATTGCCTTACCACCTGTGGCTAGTGTAGGGCTAATAGAAGTCCAGAATTCTTTGGCAATACCGGGTCGAACAAACGCAAACTCGTCAGCATATAGTAGTGATATAGACATACCACGACCTGTGTTTTCTGTAGTTGTTGCTGATACTATGCGTGATCCGTTTTCAAAGTCTATTGATCCTTTGTTGTAACTGATTACACCTGCTCGGATAAAATCTGGACACAGTTCATACGCATAACGAATACGTTGCATGATCTCTTGTGATCCTGTGTATTTGTGAGCGGCAATAAGAATAGTTGAGTCTGGAATGAATTGTGCGTACCAAAGTAAGTAGCCAGCAGCCGAAGTTGATTTGCCCGTTTGTCGTGGCATCATTGAGATTGAAAATCGATAATTATGATAGGTGTGAATCAGTCTCTTCTGATAGTCAAATGGATGATACAACATTTTACCCCTGGTGGGGTGTTGTATATAAAAATAGTTGTCCATAAAATATTCAGGTCCAGTAACTGGATCAGCGCACTTTAGGAACTCTTGAAGTTCGTCGTCAGTAAATGTTTGGCGTTTGTGCGGCGCCTTAATTAAGACGCCTTCAAGGCTTTTGCTCATACTATTAATTATGGCAATTTAACTTTACAGTTATCAAAGTGCCATCGTTTAGCATTACTCGAATCGGATATTTTTTGACAATACGGACAAGTTAAAAGTTCTCTTGGTTTTGTATGTGGGCCGGTTGATCGTCGCATTTTAGCTAATGCTTCTTCACTATGCTTCTTTCCAGTAAATGTTCCTGGCTTGCCATACCGAGGATTCAATTCTCCAACATATCTACCCTTCATAATTTTAGATTGGTCTGGTCGTTTTCTACCTTTGAGCATTTTACTAAATTCTGGTCTTTTTCTACCATACAACGGAGATTCCTTACCTTGTTTTGATACACGACCCGACGCACCATCGCCACCATCTGTTTTGTTTAATAGGATACCAGTTTTTATATCCTTGCGACCCCACCATTGTATAAGCCTGCGTTCAATAGCAAATGCTCCAATTTCTGTTAAATTTTGTTCAAGAATGATTATCTTGGTAGGATCTTTTGGCACAGTAATATTATGCTTCTCAATAGCTCTAATATCTTTACCTTTGCCGATATAATAAGGTGTCAAATTGGATTTTCGTAGATAGGCATAAACGTAATAACCCGCCGGTGGATGTTTTTTGTTAAATATCATTGCTGGCACTCCTTACAGTGTTAGAGTAGTTGGGGACTGCAATCCCGCGAACTACACCCTTATTTATTGTCCTAAATTAAAACGCATACCGGTTGCACGTTCAACTTCCGCCATAGTGGTTTGGTATTTAGGCCAATCAGTCGCTGGATTAATGTTTGCGTTAGGCATTATGTATGCTTGCACTCGGCGACTATTTTTTTCAACAATAACTTTATATAAACGGGTTGGGATTCCTAAACCATTTCCAGTGACCGGATGACCAGAATCATAAATTCCTCCACTAATAACATAAAAATCTGTTCCAGGTTGCATAGCCCATTGGCGTTCTGCGGCTTCTAATAAACGCCACGCACCGCGATTGTTGTTGGCCACTTGTGCTACCATGTTTGATAGGAAGAAACTTTCACTCATAATAGCATCATTTTGTGTGTTGTTACCTGCTGGTGCCATGTGCCCACGATCGTGTGTCTTGCCTACAGTGGCATAGTCTGCTAAACTTGCAGAGCATTGTGGATATACTTGTGGGTCGGGACGGAAGTTGTCCTTACGCTTGGCTGGACCTGTCATAGCCGCAATGGTCAAATGTTCAAACACAGCAATAGGTGCCTTAACTGAGCATTTGTGTATGACAGCGTAATTAGTTTTACATAACTCTTGGTCGCCTGGTTGTGCTTGATAAGCTACAGGACCGTTAGGTAAAAATTGTGGGCACTGTTGTGCGATCTGTGCAAGCACAGATAGTGGAACAAATAATAATACAAGTAATATTTTTTTCATATTAAATTTCAAAGAATCCTGTTGTGCCGCCAAGTTTGACATTATTGCTGTCTGCTGTAACTGCAATACAGATTACATCGCTTACGCCAGCAATACTGCGACCAATTTGATACTTTAGTGCATCACCAGTTAAACTCACTGGTTCACCTTTGTTAACCACATAGCCTGTGCCAATGACTGTGCCGCCAGTTACAGTAACATCAGATGTTGTGTATTGGGTAAAGGTAGTAACGTTGGCCCAAGTTGGACTGGAACTGAATGTCGGATTAAGTATAGCCCGCCATTCCATATTTTGATTACTGTCCGTAAGAACATTTAATGCATCAAGATAAACAACTTTATTATAGTCGATGCCATCTGTGCCTAATCTTAAACTAACAAGATTGTAGTAGGTCCCAGCGGTGGTCATAGTATAATAAGTCAATCCTCGACCAGTAAATTGTTGTGTGGCATTAGGACTATATCCACCAGATGAAATTACGCTTGAACAAATTTGTTGCATAGTAGCACCAGTAGTAGTACCAGTGTTGGTTATTTCAAGACGAATACTCATCTGAGCACTTTGCATGTATGTTGATGTAGCTTCGTTGGCGTGGTTGAATTGATGTGCAAGTATGTATTGACCATTGATGATAAATCCGCAGAATACACTACCTACGCCTAACCATTCGATAGCTGTGTAAAAAATTTGACTCTTGGTTAAATCAATAGTAATGCCACTTGGGCCTGATCCATTAAGAGGATCTCCATTCCAATCGGCTTGTGCCACACGATCTTCAGTATAGGTTGACGCACCCGTTTGCTGACGAATAACAAGATTTACAGTAGTACCATCTTGTTCTAAATAGATTCCGTTGTATGCTGTAAAATAACCCACACGCTGACGCAAATTAGTCTGTGCAGCGGCCATAGTAAATGTTTGAAATACTTCTAATGCTTTGCCCGGTTGATACGGAAACACGCGATAACTTTGACGGATCACTTGGTCACCCGATGCTGTGCCCACAGTCATTGATACTGTGCTAGCATATGAATTGTACGATGTACTTGCTCCACCTGATGTGGATGTGTCAAATTTGTGCCCGTCGTTTGTACCAATAAACGCACTATCAAATAGGGTGTAAGGCTGTGCTACTCTAGCACGACCAAACGCATCACTGGTAGATATATCAGCAACGCCAGGATATGTAGCCACACGAATAAGAGGCTCACCAGCTGCGTTATAGTCCATGGCCTGATGTAGATCATTTAACTGATAGTTAGGAAATGGGTGCTGATAAGGTGTAGGACCCGGTGTTGATGGCCAAGACATTTATGCTCTCTTTATAATATAGATGTATTTATACTCGAGCATGGTTAAACCAAGTTGCATAAATGTGATTGGCTGTTGCTTGATGTTGGGATAAATGCAGTTCTATGCCCGCTATAATAGCATCTTTGTCTTGTACCGATTCATACAATGCTCTTGACTCTGCCCATTTAGGGTCTTCATCGTTGGCCCACCAGTGTGCTTTTGACTCGTCCATTTCAATATGAAACTGCATGGCCAGATGAGGGCCCAGTGCCCAGGCTTGATTAGGGCAGGCAGGTGATCCTGCTAATTTTGTAGCACCCGTGGGTATGGTAAATGCTTCGTAGTGCCACTGAATAACTGTAGGTGTAGGGTTGTTGCCAAACCAATGCTCGACCAATTCATTATCTTCATAAGCAATAGGTTGCCAGCCAATTTCGGGCTGTGGACTTGGTCCTATAGTACCACCCAGTGCCCGTGTCATTAGTTGCCCGCCTAGACAATGTCCTATGGTTGGAATATTTTTAAGTACAGCCTGCAATATAAGAATTTCTGCTTGACGATTGCTCAACAATGGATCATTAGAGCTCATAGCTCCACCCATTACAGCCAGTGCCGAATAAGGTTCAATGCTTGTAGGGAAATCTTCTCCAGAGCCAGCGTTACGTATTTCGTAAGGAATGTTATGTTGTTCAAGCCAGGTCACAAGATATGCTGGCTGTTCAGGGGTTTGGTGTTGGAGAATGAGTACGGGCTTCACAATGGCCCTGAACTATCGTTTGTAGCCGCGGAATGGCTTTAATGGACTATTCTTACTGACGTCCAGTGCTTCTTCACTAGCCTGTGTGCCAATGCGTACAGCATCGCTTGGGGGCATGTCCATGGCAACTAAAGCATCTTTAATATATGTTTCAACGTCTGGATCATAACTTACTATGATTTCGTTTTCCCCAAATACACTTTCACGTTCAAATGGAGGAACATCATCCTTAGCACGTTGTTTAGCACCTTTAGCACCAGCTATAGCCACTCCAAAACGATATTGTAAATATGGATCTTGATTTTTAAGAGCAGGAATTTTAAACGCACCAGGAAGTGCTCGACCCACATCTTGTGTGATCGATCCTACGCGACTTTCTTTAATAAACTCACGAGCTCTCATTTTCTCTTATAACCTTTAAATCCTTTAACAGGACTAGTTTTCTGTACATATTCTGGCTCGGTACTACGATTATCCGTAAGTTTCTTAACCTCTCCGGCACCAACCATCTTAGCGGCTGAGTTGATAATTTCTAAATCAGCATCACTATAAGTTGCTAATAATGGATCTCCAGCAAATGCACCAGCCGGTTCAGTAGGATAATCCGGTGCTCCTGCCATGGCGATACCAAAGCGCCATTGTGTATATGGGCTACCACCCTGTTTAGTTTGGCTGATATCGGGCATGCTGATAGCACCCTTGATAGCCGAATGGTGTGACTTGGGCAATTTTTTAGAACTCGCAGGAACGTCAGCGGCACTGCCGTATTTTGCTTCGCTGATAAATTCTTTTGCTCGCATTACAAATCTTTCATATTCATATGACCAAATGGTTTACCTTTGGTGTTTTGCCACAACTCACGATTGCCTAATATCTCAACCCATACATTAGTATCAGGTTTGTTCAAACTCCAGAAATCAAATTCTACATGACTGCTTATTGGTCGACAATACAATGTACGTTCTTTTGGTACACATAACTGCTGACTAGTAGTACGCATTTTCTTGCGTTCTGTACTGGTTCTCATTATATTTAGCTGTGGATCATTGACATATACTTGACACATGCCATCAACTAAATCCTCAGGCTTGTCGGCGGCTTTGACCACTGCTTGAGCTTGTAGCAATCTAGCATCACTGCTAATTCTACCCAGATATTCGCTTTCATTTTTAGGATTTCTTTGGTAGCCAGCATCATCAAGCCAAATGCCGTGGTTGCTACGTGCTACAGTATTATTTCGTCCAATCTTTTTTACGAGATATCTATATGGATTTTTACCATCATCATCTGTGGCTTCTATTAGATATAGATCCCGTTGATTGAACACAATAGTACAACCACCTAGTTTTTTTCTAACTAATAATTTTATTGCATCTAACGGTTCTCGATATAGTAGTGCTTGAGCTATGATTTTCCCATCAGGACTGGATTCTACAGTACCTGCTTCAACTTCGGTTTCGTCATCATATACGTCAAGGCTGGTGTTTAGTATGCTAAGTCCAGTACTGTTAATACCTTCTTTGTAACCCGTGACACCATCATGCATCATCATGCGTTCGATGCCGCGATGATTATCTTCGATGAAATCTAATGTGGGAGTGTAGTTGCGATCTCTGTTCTTGGCACCGGCCCATCCTATACCAGGAAAGTATTTTGCAACAATGATGCACATGGTTATCTGTTGTAACCGCTAAATGGTTTAACCGGGCTAACGGCATGAGTTCCGTTGGTTTCAAAACTGCCATTGCCAATAATATCCTTGGGCTTCATGCCCAACTTTTTCATGATTGCTTTGAGTTTTTCGCGATCGTAATCAGTATAGGCACTGAATAATGGTAAGTTACCAAAGAAGTTGATGTCATCAACTTTGTCTAAATCCTCAAGATTCATACCAGCTAACGAGCACACACGATAGAAGTCATAGTAACGACCCCAATAGATATCATTTTTAGCATCGGGTCCTACCAACCCAGGATGTGCCATTTCAAAATCGTGACGAGCATTGGCTCTACTGCCGGGTCGAGAGCCCTCAGAGATAAACTCACGTGCTCGCATGATTAGTAACTGCCACCGCCTATAACACCAGCAGTACCGGAACTTGCTGTGCCAGCTTCTGTTACCGTAACATTACCACCTGTTACAGTTAATTTGTTACCAACACCAACATATATAAATTCAATACTGTTAGCCGGTACTTGTGTTGCCGCACTATAGATGTTACCTGTAAATGTAGGAGATAGTGCTACGTTAAATGTAACAGGATTAGTTCCAGTGGCAATTTTTGCTTTGTCTGTGTACCACACTTGACTGCTAACTGATGTATAGACGTTGGCTTGGCTCATTTTATATTCCTCATATTCTCATTATTGAACCCGGGTAATTCCCGGGTTATGTTAATTTATTTTTTTGTTTTGAAGCTTTGTAGTTCTTTGTATAAGTTCATACCTAAATCTTTAGCTTCGGCCATTTGTCCAGCACCTTGACGCTCACGCTGACGGTTGAACGGAGCACCTGTTGTTTGTCCAGTTGCTTTAGGTTTGTTCAATCCACCTGCGTATTGTAATGCATCATCACTATACTCTTCTTCAGTGGGCCAATCAGGAGCATTCTCATCAACTACTTCCGCACAACCACATGGTTCTTCACCGCATGTTGGGCAAGCATGTTCAGACTGACCTTGTAATCCTGCTAAATTTAATAACTTAGCCAATGCATCAGCATCATCACCATCAGCACTTACTGTGATATTTTTAGTTGCTTGTCCTTCTTGGCTTTGACCCATATTAACAGTAACATTCATACCTTCGGTAATTAATGATTCAAGTTTTTCGTTCATTGCTTCATAAACACCTTTACCAAACTCAATACCACCAGACTTAGCAGTCTTAGGAGCATTAGCCACTGGGGCTACAGAACCACTAGTAGTTGTTTCTTCAACTTCTTCGTGTTTAACATGCTTTGGCAAACCTTTATGTTTGGTTCTAGCAAAGTCTTTAACATCAGACTTCTTCATTGTCTTGGCAACTTTCTTAAGTTCTGAGCTTGCGCCTTTAACTTTTTCTCCCTTTTGAATAGCGTGTGCCATGCCCATAAACTTTTGTTGAGCTTGACTTACTGCTTTTTCTTCTAGGTCAGTTTCAGCGATGGCTGCTTTACGGTGTAACTTGCTCGTGCCTTTGTGTTTAGCACCAATTTTCTTGCCTTTACCAGCACCAACTGCCTTGCGGCCTTTTTTCTTTGGTGCACCATCATTGTCGTCGTCTTCGTCAGATGAATATGTGTCATCAAAATCTTTTGTGTAACGCTTAGAGTAACCTGTGTCTTTAACTTCGTGACCAGTTTTTGTTTTACCTTTTTCAGGTGCAAACATTGAACGTGCCACTTCTGGATCAAACGCATTCTTGGCTTTTGGTTTTTCTTTTTTCTCTTCAATAGTTGAAGTATCAGTAAATTCTTTGTCGCCTAATTTAAACTTTCCACCCTTCGGTGTAGCTTTAAGTTTAGCAGTAAAAGCATTACCTTCATCAGTGACATCTTCTTTGCGCAACTTGGCTAATACAGCGCCAGCAACTTTCTCACCACGCTCTTTGCTGCCATAACGCTCGGCTGCCGACTTGGCAATCTTAGCAAACTGCTTGCCTGGCTTGCCAATATCCTTACCAGCACGTGCTTTCTTAGCAGAATAATTACCGGTTGATTCTTCAACTTCTTTCATCTTGTCTTTAAATGCCTTCTTCATTGGCTCTTTTTTGTCGCCATCTTTGTCGACATCTAAGAAGTCGGGTTTAGCTTTACCTTCGTTGAGCTGTACACCAGCAAGTGCCGCTAGCTTTTTGTTTAAGTCGTAAAAAAATGTCATTATATTATCCTCTTGGTTGGGCGCCGGTTGCTGGCTTTGCTGGACGCTTAACTTTGCTCATTGGACTAGTATTACCCATTGGCATGTCGTTTGTAGTTACAGCTTCGGGGGTCTTGCCACCTGCTACTGTGAAATCACTTCTATAGGCATTTTTTAACACCGCATGATCATATGGACCAGTTGAATAATCTTTGCTCAATGCTTTTTGTTCTGCATCAGGTGCTGGATAATCGGTATCAGCTAACAATGATTCTGGTTGTGCTTCAACTTTAGCACGCTCGTCATCAACTGAATTAAGAAATGGCACAGTCTGCATACAAATCTTATTTGGATCAAATCCAAGTAGTTGTGCTAATTGTTTAATTTGAGGCTCGATAGCTGGATAACGGAAAGTCACGTCGATTGTGCTCAAACGATCATTTTGAAAATTAGGAAAGTCAGGAATCTTAGCCTGTACAGGTGTTGTTTTAACATCACCAAACTTTACCACATCAAATTGAGCGCACTTGTCTTTTAGTGCATTGATGAAAGAAGTGTCAGCATCGCCACAAATTTTAATGCGATACTCATAAACTCTTTCCGATTCTGCAAGATATTCTTTAAAATGTTTCATGTTAGGGTCCCTATACGATATTTATCAGTCTTTTGACTTTTGTGTTCTGTCGCCTATTAAGCGTTCTAATAGCTCGTTTCTTGTTAGCACATGCCCTTCGGCTGTTTCAACAGGACCCGATCCGTTTACATCAATTCGTTTATTTTTATCTGCGTCTAACTTGGCTTTTTGTAGTTGTAGTTGTACCATTTTGAGCTTTTTATTCAGCTTGGCTGTTTTAGCAGTTAACGCATGTCCTAGCATACTACTAGCCACCGCAAATATTTCACTAGCGTAGCGACTGTCGACATTCATGCCCAAGTCAGATAAGTCTTCAAAGCTATCCTTGGCGAGTTTAGCTAGTTCATCGAGCTCTTCGTCCGACTTGTCTAAGTCGCGTATGCCCGGCAAGGCCGCGTCAATTTTATCAATTGCTTCATCTAAAGCAATGATTTCCTGTTTGGTTGCTGGAATATCCAACGGCTCATCGGCGTCGTCAGAAGTAGGTAAATCGAACAACTCCTCCAACTTTTTAGTAATTTTGATTCTCCAATACTGATTGTATATCTAGTTTCCTATTTATAGCCAAATCAACTCGGTCCCAACTTATCCCTAACTGCATGGATATCTGTCGACGGTTGATCCCAGCATTGTAGAGAGACCAAATTTGAGGGAATAAATCTTTATTTTTGTTTACATATGCGTTAAATATACGGTTACCGTGTTCTGGGTTTGGTTTCCCTTTACGTTTAGCCGCATTGTCTAAACAATTTTTCAGCCTATTTTGGATTGCTTTTTCTGTCCATGTTCTATTCCTCATCTTTTCTTTCATTGATTCAGAACGTTTGGCTCCTTTGACTGATGTTGGGCCTCTTTTATCTACTCCAAGCTGGTGCTTTCTTTTATTTTCTTCTTTTCTTAAAGGATGGTTTTGTTTCATGTTCGAAGAATGTGCGGCGGCAAATAATTTTTTAGCAACCTCGTACGATTTATTGGTTGCTCTATAACGATCTTGGCTTAAATTCTTTACATTAGCTAATTGCCAAAATGCATAAATCATTTTTTGTTTAGCAGATCCTGTTAACATTTTAGTCAACAAATAATGACAAATAAAATGTTCTCTAGCCGTAAGACTTACTAAATTTTCTTTAAGATTTGATCCACCGATTGATTTTGGAATGATGTGATGTTTTTCGGAGTAAGAGAGGACCGTTGTCCTCTCCCTAGCACTCTGAATTATTGAATTATACCACCTGGAATATTTGTTGTTTTCGAATAACATTGTAAAATCTCCTACAATGTTATTTATCTCTTTCCATTTACGAACAAGTCATCCTCTGTTATGACGCGAAAGATAAGTCCATTACGCTTACACCATTTCATAGCGGCATCCCATTTGGCATAGTTAACAGCTACTGCCGCACGATCTCTAGCCGACGCTTTGCTTTCAATCACACTTTGCTTTTTAGGTTTGATTTCAATAAGTTCGGTGATAACTTGATTGTTTTTAGTACGATATTGAACAAGAAAGTCTGGCACATAAATTGTATTTTTACCAGTTAACGGATTACGATAGGGTATAGTGATACTCTCACTAGCCCATTGTACAATGTGATCGTTGTTGTCACAAAAAGTCATAAAGGCAAATTCCCAACCTGAACGGTAACGTGGGCTACGTTTGCCTACATACTTTTGTGGATTTTTAACTTGGTAAATGCCGTTAGCAAACTTACTCATTGTCTTACGTTTCTGGCTGTCCAATAATTAGGAGTTGTTGGTGTTAACACTCCTAACAACGTAGCTGGGCTACGAATGCTGTTAAGATAGTAAGCCATAGTAATAGTCAATTGCATTTGATCGGTTCCCTGACCTTGGAATGTTTTTAGCAAATCAGTTGCAGGAACATTGGTTTCGCTAGCCACTTGAAATAATGAACTGGTAAAGTTAGCCGCTGCCTGATCAGTAGTAAACACACTGCGGAAATAACTGTAAACAATATCGTACTCATCTGCAGGAACGTTGGCTTCATAACGATAAAACTGATCAAAAATTCTAACAGTTTGATCAACTTTAAAATTGGTTTCGTTAATAGTACTCATTATACATTCCTAGGTGGGGTTGGAAAGAAGATACCATCTTGAGCATTAATGCCGACTGCTTGAGCACCGGTCGGTGGACGGGTTGTTCCAATGGCAGCTCGAGTAGCACCTGGTAAACTACCACGAACTGTATTTCTCACAGCTTGATTAACTTCTTCATTAACCACGCTACGAATATTTTTGTCTTTCCAAGTGTAGTATGCAGTTCCGGCTTTTTGTACTGCACCAATTAAACCTGCCATACCACCACTTTGTAAATCTTCAACAATACCAATACCGGTGTCTAACAATCCACCTTGACCTAATACTGTAGCAGTTGATCCTGGACGTGCTAATGCGCTTCGAACAGTATCATAATATGCTGGGTCAGCGAATCCTTCGACAAATGTATCAGGACGACTTGCTCCGATTGCGCCAGAAAAGTATTTTACAGTTTCATATTTCATGGTCATTCTGTGACTCATGATACCATTGTCTTGACTGTAATCATATGTATCATGTTGCCATTCTGTAATCATTGGATTGATCAATACATATTCAGCGAAACGATGTTGATTTAGACCAAAAATTCTAATGTCGCGGAAGAAGGGAGGCTTACCAGCATTGCTCAATGCGCCACCGGGTGGAAAGCTATATCCATCACCGTAACTCTCGCCAATATAACCCCAATCATTGACCACACGTGATTGATCATAGATATCACGAGCATTGTAATTGAATCCTTGTGGTGTACCCATTAGAGCACCCATGATACCATTTTGATTGGTCACACCATCATACTTTTGACTTGGGTCTTTGTAGTAGTAACTGAAATAGTTGTACCACATGTTGCGAATTAAATCACCACCGTCATCGTGGAATTCACAAGTAACTGGATTGTAATCTATTTTAGTTTGTACGTTACGTTTTCTATTGTACTGATTTAATGTATCAACGCTAATAGTGTAATTAGGTAGCTGGATGTTTTTAACCAACAGTCCTATTGTGGCCACATCCTCATTACCAAACACCTGGCGCAACGCAGGAACGTTAATCAAGTTAATAGTAAAGTAAACGTGGAATAGGAATTTGGTACGAGGGGCTAGCTCGTACCCATTTGATTCAAAGGTTTTAGCGGCGTGGGCGTAATCTTTAAGACCATCGGCGCCAAAGAACCCTTTAAGGAAGTCTTGGCCGAAAGACATCTTAAGTATTAGCCTGTTGCAACGTCGCCTAGTGTTCTGCCTACAGTAGCACCAACACCAGAACCGGCTGGGGTCTGAAGAGCATTATCAAATCGGATGGTCATCGAAACTGTAACTGCTTCGCTTGCACCGTAGTCCATGCCATTATAGTTTACGCCTTGTAGGTAGCAACCATAAATTTCCCATGTTTCTAATGCAATCGGTTCAGCAGTACCGTTACCACCATCTAACACTTCAAAGCGTGTTAAGAACTTGTAATCGATACCAGAACTAGCACTTGCTTGTTCCATAAAGTCCAATTGCTTCTGTAACTGTTCACCAACTAATCTTGAAACATTACCAGCGGCATCGTCTCGCAATTGGCAAGTAAGATTGTCCCAAGTATGCTTGCCAGCCAAACGAATAGTTGAATTGTAAATTGGAACGTCGATATCAGCAAATGTCAAGCTAGGACGTGTAAAATCCATAACTTGTTTTGTTAATTCTGTACGTGGTGTTGATACACCAAAGTTTTCAAATATCACTCTAAAGCGATATTTAAGTTTCGGCATTAACAAGCCTTGAGTACTTTGACTCTGATCGCTTGCTAAAGGCACTGTCATTCTTGTTAGTGATGAAACGGCCATTTTGTTCTCCTATATAATATTATTTATGGCCTTTGAGGCCGAAAAAAATAGGGCCCATTTCGAGCCCTATTCTTACTTGCTTATGCATAACTATTAAGCTGTTTGTGCTGTAGTAGCCAAACTTGCGGCAATCTCTCCAGTGTTCTTTAAGCGCAATGGAATGTAAATGAATTCAACTGCCTTGACTGGTTCGATAGCAATATCTACCCACAACTCGTTAGCATCAATACGTGCTGGTGTGTTGTTTGATAGATCACAAACTACCAAGTAGTCATAGATACCACGCTTGTTTACCAAGTCGATCATCAAGCTGTTAATAGCATTGGAGATCTCGTTACGTGTGATCTGATCATTTGGTTCAAACAAGAACTGTTTAGCAATTTCTGCCAATCTGCTACGGATAAACACAACCAAACGAGACACGTTAATACGGTTCATTGCTGTGCTTGTTGATGTAGCTGTCTTGTTACCAAAGTTAGTAATACCAACACCAGGAACAAATGTAATTGGGTTGATACTGTTTTGATACAACACATCACGTAAACCTTGATTTACACCAATAGTTACAAACTCACCTGTTAAAGCGTTAATATAACCAATACGTGCGGCATTGTCAATTACACCACGACGTGTACCAGCAGGTGCTAACCAAGGATAAGCAACTGAGTCACTGCGAATGATTGTACGAATCATCATGTGACTTGGTGGTTGTACAACTGCTGTACCACTTAAGTCTGAAGTTTGGCAACTTGGATAGAACATACCTAAGTATGTGTCAGACGTTACTAAACCAGATTCGTTTGTAAATGTTTGATTCATTGCGTTGGTTGCCCAATTATTAATGCTTGTAGCATCGTTAGGCAAGCGCATTGGTGTATCACCAATAACGAATGCTGTGTTAGCACGGTCATTGTTTAATACAACCATGTTAGGCATCAACTCTGGATACTCTGGGCAAGCAATTAAGTTAAATTGACGTTGCTCTTCGCGAATTTCTACGCTAGAATCAATACCAGACTTCAATGCGGCTACAATCAATGCTCTCTGAGCTTGACGACCCATGTATGGACTACCATCATTGCGATTACCACTGGCAGTTACCCAGGCATTGGTAACCAACGGAGACCAGAAGCTTGTGTTAGTTGGTAAATTGCCTGAGCCACTAGCAATAGCAACATAAACAACAGCATTGTACAATACTTTATCACCAATTGCATAGCTTGTACCATTATCGTAACTTGGAATGTTAAATGTTGTTGGATTGAAATAATCAACCTGGAAACTCTTAACGTTGTAACCACTACGACGTGTGTTGAACAACAACATACCTTGTGGATATAACAATGGGTTTGGTGCATCTAAATCCAAATAGTTTGATGTTAACAAACTTGTAATAGTTGGAATATTACCTGTAACTGGGTTAGTAGTACCGTTAGGTGCCCAACGTGCATCAGCAAACAAGATACCATTTTCTGTTGTTTGATCAGTGTTATCAATTAATACCCATTGATCTACACCATCAACATTTGACCAACGGCTGAGCACTGGATAATTTTCTAAATCACTAGTATTGATCCATAAGTCACCATACTGTAGTGCAGTAGTTCCATCTGATTGAATAGTTGGAGCAGTAGCACTAAAAATTGGACCACTGGCATTGGTTAATGAAAGATTATCACCACGTACATCATTTGTTACGTTTTGATATCCTACCCATTGACCGTTGTTTTGAATCATGATATCTGCTTCTGTAGTAGTAGCATAATACCACAAACGACCATCTGCCGGATCTTGATTTGGTGCAGTAGAACTAGATGTGTATGTGAACCAAGGTGTACCAACAAAGTTGGTTAAAATAATTGATCCACTTGCACCTTCTAGTACAAATTTAACACTGGTTGTAAATCCTGCCAATGACAATGGATTACCACTAATTGATGTGTTGTCTAACTGAATAATACCACCGGCGCTGTGTGTAAACACAATAGCACCACTGCTACTAACTTCAGCGTTAACATAAGCAGAAATACCAGCTACACCAGCGGCATCTTGAACAGCTTGAACAAAATCTGTAGCTGTTGTGCCATTTACTGTGGCAGTTACAGGAGTTGACAATGTTGCCGATCCTGGAACACTGGCGCTGATTGTAAATGTTTGACCATTAATAAATGGTCCAGGTGTTGTGGTATTACCAGTGGCAACCAATTGACCTGTAGTATATTGTTCATATACCGTCATGCCATAAGTGGCTGGATTGTTATAAGCGGCATTGGTAATAGCGATTGTGCTATTGGCAGCGATATTCTTGCCACCACCGCTTGGATCCAACGCATAAATTGCGGCATTCAAACTGGCATAAACTGGAACTGATTGTTGAATAAAGGTTCCTAATGCTGTGTTGTACTTCTTAAGAACTAAATTAGTACCTAAGTTAACTGCATTAGTCTTTTGGAATACTGATCCAGTCGGAGCTGGTTCAGCATCAGTACTTCTCCAACGTGGAGTTTGATAGTTAGTACCAGTTTGGAAGATTGGTGCCAAGTATGTGTTAGCGGCAGTAATACCCAATGCTGTCAATGGTGTTCCACTTACGTTATTAATGTAAATTGCGCCACCTGCGGTTTCAGCACTGTCCTGGAATGTTGTAGTGCTATCAGAATACAAGTTTAACTTGCCATCGATAACAGCGGCATAAACACCTGCAATAGCCGCAGTATTAATTGCGGTGGCCAACCCAACAACAGTATTATTGGGGCCTGCTGGTACTGCTACTGTTGTACCGTTAATGTCAATACTATTACCAGCTGTTAAACTAGCAGGAGCTAGTGTGCCGGTGATTGTTGGCCAAGCTGTTTTCCAATCGTCACTACCAACTAATACCCAAGTACCGTATAAGTCTGTTAATGTTGTTGGAGCATAGTCGCTGGCATTACTTGGGCCGCCACGTTTGTAATAAGCTGGCAAGTAAACGTTAGTTGCGTTAATAGCATATGATCCAATGTTACCTAAACTTTGTAATGGTACCGTACCGTCCAATTGTGTAGAACTGGTGATTACTAAAGGCACTTGATTTGTAAAGGCACCTGTGGTAATATTCCACTGGAAGATACCCCATAAACTATTAGCTGTGTCTAACCAGTAAGTACCATTTGATGGATTACCAGTTGGACGTGTTAAACTGGCTGTTAATTCTGTTAAGTCAATATCAGCACGTTGAACGTATGCTTGATTGGTTACGCCTAATGCTGAGTATGCGGCTAACAAGCCGTATTCGTTTAATTCATATCCGTTAATTGGAGTACCAGCTGTGGTCTTGTAAAAGAACGGTACACCAAATGTTGCCGACAAGTCACGTTGACTTGTGATCAAATAAGGTTTGTTTGCGTTGGCTTTTAATGTACCAGCGGCAACACCTGTACCTGTTCCGCTAACTTTGTTTTGAGCAGTCGCGATTAAAATGTAAGGTACTGAATTTGTTGCGGCAGGAATGTATTGACTTTCGTCAATTAATGTAATCTCTACGCCAGGTGATGTTAGTGCCATAGTAAATCCTTTTTCTAAGTTGTTAATATTTATTGGAAAAGGTAAAAAGACTGGTAGATTACTGCCCTTTGGCAAAGGTTTAGTCTTAAATACTGTATGAAAAGACCATTATGCCCAGCTTGTCAACAACGTTTCTGTGCTATAAATTACTACAAGGATGATGAGCCTCATTATAGAAGTCGTTGTGAGTTTTGTATCAAACGCAATCGTAAAATTAAAGTGCCAGATCCACGCTGGAAGTCAGCTGGTTATAAGAAAAAACCCACATGTGATCGCTGTGGGTTTAAAGCAAAACATCCTGCCCAATTATTAGTCTATCATATAGACGGTAATTTAAACAATGTTACCGGCTACAATCTTAGAACTGTGTGTCTTAACTGTGTTGTAGAGGTTCAGAAGCAGGATCTACCTTGGCGGCCTGGAGATCTAGAACCAGATCGTTAAGCTGTTGGTACATGTGATCTAATGTGCCATTGTTATCAATTACTGCATCAAAATTAGTACCAACCCAGGCAGTTTCGCTGGCATGTACATTGTACTTGGCTAGAGCTGTTTTAGACAAACTCCAAGCGGCATGTTTAGGGCCAGTGTTTACTGCTTCGGCTATTTTATACCACTCTGGATCTGGGCCACGTACCACTCTAATAACTTTACCCCCAGCTTGTTTAATAGCCTTGATTTCGTTAGGAAAGCGACAGTCGCTTACCACAATATCATCTGTAGTTTTACGCAGTTTATTTTCTAAACTGGCAATCCAAATATCGTCATGGAATCCTTGACGGAACACTTCTGTGCCCCAATATTGTAGAACCCAGCGTGGTGTGATGTCCCGTCCTAAACGTGTGCTCCACCATTCGTCCCGTTGCTCACGCCAGGCACGGCTGTGTTTAGTACGTCCTTCTAATAATTCTCGGTCCCACTGGAATACTGCGGCCACTGCATCTTTAAGCGTGTTAGCAAAGGATTCTCGCCTGAACTGATGTATGTTTACAAGATAGTCTGCAATGGTATCTTTACCTGTTCCAATAAATCCGCATACTCCAATGATCATTATTTGCTCCTAATTAAAAATTTCATATGTTCATTACAATTTCCGCAATCAACAAATTCAGGGTTATCTGCTAAAAAATCGTTTACTGCCAAAGCTACTGGCGGCATGTCAATGTCATGCATTAAAATCCATGCGCCTGGTGTTGTAATCTCTTTTATCTTTTGTAAATCATTAAGTACCATTTCGTATGAGTGATCGCCGTCAATAAACACAAAATCAAATTTGTTATCTTTAATCTCTTTGCATTCTAGTAAAAATTTACTATCGTGTACCAGTGTTGTAGCCCAAGGATCAATAAAATGTTTTATAACTCCTAATAATATGTTAGAAATGTCAATTGAAATTAAATGCCCAGCGCCGTTCTCTTTAAGAGCCAGTGAAATTATTGCCGTGCTCCACCCAGCTAAACGACCAATTTCCAGTGCTAACTTTGGCTGTTTCGAAACAACCATTGCATAAAGTATTACTACGTCCTTTAGTTCAATTTGGCATCTGTCCATTCCAATTACTTCAGAAATAAACAACATTTTTTTTAAAAACTCAGGTTGACTTTTATCAGTGTCATACGATTCATGAAATGAGTGTATCAGGCGATCTATATCGACTAATCGTTTAGTGGTGTCGAATAAATGGTCTCTTAAAATTTCAAGCTGAATATTAGTAGGTAATTTAACAAAATCGTCGATATGGTCGCAGTCGGGCCAGGATGGATCTTTTACATTTTTGTAAAATGTCATCCAATCTTCATTTTTAGACACTATCTAAGTTCCTTAATATTAAAATGTTTTAATGTTAGTTGTAACAAGTCAATCTGTCGCTTACAGTCTTCTAATGCATGATGACTTGTTGGTGGTTTTGGTAAATCTGGGTACAAACTATATACCGTGCGAGCATCACGTACATTGTAAAACTGCCAAGGTATGTGCATGTCTAAACTCTTGTAAGCATGCTCTAGTATGTTCATATCGTAAGTAGGACCATTAGCCCAAATACGTTTACTTTGCCAAGCTAACCGTCCTAGTTCTTCCAGTGCTTGTTTTAGCGGAATACGTCCATCTTCGGCAAAAGCTTCATCACGTGCGGCTGGAGGTTGTGTGGCCCACCAGTCTATGGTGCTTTGTTGGATGCTACGGCCTTCTTGGCTTTCTAAGTCCACACGGCAGTAGTAATATTGATCATAATAGCCTGTGCCCAGTGGGTCAAAACACTGTGCGGCAATAGTTAGGATTGTAGTGTCTGGGCCTGTGCCCAATCCTTCAATATCAATCATGATGTCTGCCATAAATAACTCATATGAACTATAGTAAACTTTATTTTAACATAATTGAACGTGCTAAGTCAAGAGAGGTTCCTGCCATTTTTGAAACGCACCACATCGTGCCAAAATCACTCGGTGGTTCAAACCGAAAAGATAATTTGGTTAAACTCACACCAAGAGAACATTTTGTATGCCATTTATTACTTGCCAAAATGTATACTGGAAAAGAAAAGCAAAAAATGGTATATGCACTTTGGGCTATTATGAATTTGTGTAATAACCATCAACATCGAAAAAAGGTTAAGGGACGTTTATACGAAAGTCTCAGAGCAGAGTTTATCGAATCTCAAAAATCTGTAACTGGCGAGCAACATCATAACTGGGGACGAAAAACTGGTCGAACAAAAGAAGATTTTACTAACGAATGGAAGGCTAAGATATCTGCCGCAAAAAAAGGAAAATCTACTTGGAACAAAGGAATTCCAAGACCGGACTCAGTGAAGGATGCTGTATCTAAAGCTAATAAAGGTAGAGTGCCTTGGAATAAAGGACTCAAGAATTTTAAAGATATTAACCGATTACCCAGGTAAGTCCTTGAGAACCATCAACATAGTTCTTAAGATCTTCAATTTGTCTATCCATTTGTGCTTGTGCTTCGGCTTTCATAGCGGTGCCGTTTAGTGTGCCGCCACCTTGTGGGCCAGCAATTTGTCCAAACTTTTCACGTGCTTCACCGATGATGTACTTACAGTTGGCAACCATATAATCACGAATCCACTGACCAATTTGGTAGTTTGAAAGCAGTTCAATTTCTGGTTTTAAATTATCGCACCAAAGTAAAACTTCTTCGCCTGTGCCGCGCCAATCACGCATCATTTGTAGTCGCTTGGTTACTGGATTCCAAGTAAACACAACATAGGCACCAAACATACGTCCAGCAAGTTCAACATACTGTGTGTAGTAGTCATAAGTTGCTAAACCACCAGCTACGTTAAAGTTCATTAAGTAAACGTTCAAACTGGCCTGTGTAAATGGGTCAAAATTTGTGGCATATTGACCTTGACTGTTACCAAACGTTCTACGGAATACTTGTCGAACGTTAATAACTTCTTGTGGCAGTGTGTAAATGCTTACGTCTTGAACTAACTGTAAAAAACTATAGCTTTCTTCGTAGGCATTTTGAGCACGTTGACGATAAGTTCCGATTGTTTTTTGATAAGCGGCTTCGTAGTGGGCAGGATCTAATTCAAGGTCAACGATTTGATCGCCAATTTGCAAGCGAACATAATCAATTAGATTTTGCTTTAATACTTCAAGTGTTGATTGATTTTCAATAGCCATTAATAGGAACTCCTGTCCCTATTATTTACCAGCTCTAAGTATGATTAAGTTTTCGTTTCCACGTCCGTTAAACTTAGTTTCTGTGGCTTTGATATCCTTAAAGTACTTACGTGCCGCGGGTTTACCACCAGCTAGTAGGGCTCGAATTTGTTCTGCGGGTTTACGCAAGGTTTTTTGGATACTTGCTCCTGCATCAAAGCCCAGGATGTTATTGTTTTTAACAGTCAAGCTACCAATGTGCGTGTCAGCTACAACGTAGATAAGTTTACGCTTTTTAGTATCGTACAACCACACTTCGCCCGCTTCAACGAGCTTAACTGGGCTTTCACTTTCAAGTTTGAGTTCAGCAAACTCCTTAAGATACTTAAACTTGGCTGTGAGTTTTTCTGGACTTACTGCTTTCTTAGCACGTGGCTTGCGTTCAACTTTCTTAATCTGAACATACGCACCGCAGTCGTTGATCACCTGTTCAGCAAACTTGATCATGTTACGCAGTTGTATTTTACTGAACTGGCTGTAACCCTCTACCAGTTGCCCATCTTTGCCCTCTGCGGCTAGTTCAAACTCTTCTAGCTTTTCTTTCCAGGTATCAGCAATTGAGCTGATCATTTGTGGTGCTACGTTCATGCCGCGGATTGTGGCAATGGGCTTGTAGCTCGCGGACATTTTAGCACCTTCATCAATAAACTGATCAAACATGCCTTCTAATTCGCCAGCACATTCGCTAATCTTTTCACGCAAACGATCTTGGATAGTTACTCGTGCTTGAGTGTTTTCTTCTTCTGTGGCTACTACTTTAACTTCGCTTTTAATCTTGAGCATGTTGCTAATTTGTGTGTCCACTTGTGCTAGTTCGTGTTCGTTAAGTTGTAAGCCAACCAAGTTCATACGGCAAACCCAGGCCGGAGTTAATCGTATTTGACTGTCAGGAATTGAACGAATCTTCTTAGCGTCTTTTTGGCGTCCATTATGATCTAGCCAATGAGCAATCATGTCTTTGGCTTCCTTTTTACCGTAGTGGTAATTGTACCAGGAGAAGGCCGCACTGAGCGCACTCACACGATTTTCAGGGTCGGGCTGGATGCGCCATTCAGGCTCGCCACCTGTGTATTTGATTTCAGCACTTTTTGGGTGCAGTAGTTTGATTGTGGATTTAGATTTGATCATAGTGTGAGTATATAGTAGTTGTTTAATTTAGTAAACTAGCAAAGGTTATGTGTTTTTCCAAATGGTCCATGAGCTCTTCGCAGTTCTTGAGTAATTCGTTGTATTTGGGTGTCGTGCGGTGTAGCCTGCGGCATTCCACACTTTCCATATCCAATTTAGTGTAAGCGGATTCTGTGGCTCGCATCATTATAAGCAAATCCCTACGGGCAACCTTGTTTTTGATGCCAGTAATTTTGGTATAAGCTGTGTCTATGCGTTTGCTTAGATCGTCCATATTTTGTAATTATAGCAGGTTTGGACATAGTGGTCAATCTGCCCATAAATAGTGTATTATGCCACGTTTATCGCTTTACCGTCCAAATAGGACAAATGACTATCAATTTTTGGATCGAACAATTTCCGAAATGTACACCGTTGGTGGACTTGACATTTATGTACACAAGTACATGGGTCCAAAAACAGGCGATGCCGGTGATAACGATGCTACACTACCTGTTTACGATCAGCAGAATCCACTGTTTATCGAAGATTTGTTACTAGGCGAAAACCGCGACAGAGCTTATGATCCAGATGTATACATCATGCGTGGTGTTTATCGTACACAAGATATCGACTTCGACTTATCGCAATTTGGTTTATTCTTAAACAATGACACAATGTTTGTCACATTCCATTATAACGATATGATTGATACATTTGGTCGTAAGTTAATGGCAGGAGATGTGTTGGAGTTTCCAAATCTTAAAGATTACAATCCTTTGAATACTAGTTTTAATCGAGCACTACCTCGATACTATGTTATTCAAGATGCGGCGTTTGCTTCAGAAGGTTTCTCTCAAACTTGGTTGCCACACCTATGGCGTATCAAAGCAACTCCGTTGGTTAACGCCCAGGAATATCAAGATATTCTTAACACTCCATTTATGCCCGATAACATTTGGGATGATGGTAATTTTTATCCTAATGGTTCGGTGGTACAAGATGGTAACACCTATTACCAGTCTGTACAAAATGTTCCGCCGGGTACACCCATTACAGATACAAATTATTGGCAGTTGATTGAGAACCCAACTACTCTTGCTGATCAAGATAGCACAAGACCTAAAGATCTTCAAGTTAACGATGCTATTATCACCCAGGCTTATGCTGAAGTTCCACTGTCAGGATACGATACTGTTAAGTTTTATATTTTACCCACCACTGAAGCAGGATTGCCAGCAAGTCAAGTTGGGTACACCGCAGACAATACCAATGCCACTGTGGACAGTACACAAACCGGCGAAGGTATTACTCCACGTGCAGATGGTTACACATTAGGTTACCTAACTGGAGATGGTATTGCGCCCAATGGTTTGCCAGTTACACCTGGAGTTAGTTTTCCACCAAATGCAGTAGTTGGAGATTACTGTCTACGTTTAGATTACTTCCCAAATCGTTTGTTTAGATACAACGGAGTAAAGTGGGTTAAAATTGAAGAAAGTGTTCGTACAGATCTCGACTACGCAACCAACGCCAAGACCTTACGTGCCAGCTTTGTTAATAATCCATATACCGTATCAACAACAGATATGGGCAATATTCCAAGTCGTCAGAGTTTGTCAGAGATTCTTAAACCTCGAGCAGACAATGGTGACCAAGGCGGCAACTTACCGCCTAACCCACCACCTTACGGGAACTCATAATGGCTGGTCCAAATTTTTTCTACGACGAACAGATACGTCGATTCTTATTACAGTTTGCTAGAATATTCAATAACTTTGAAGTTGAATATGGACGTAACGAGGAGGGTACCAATCACACACTAATCCGTGTGCCAGTTAAGTACGGAGATTGGTCACGTCAGGCACAAACAGTACTACAGAACAACTCAGCTAGTACTATGCCTAGCGTTCCACAAATGACTTTTTATATCACTGGACTAGATTATGATCGTCCTAGAATTCAAGAGCCATACTTTGTGAGTAAAATGCAAGTGCGCCAACGCACATACGATCAAGTAACTGACAGTTATGAAACTACACAAGGTAATGCATTTACTATTGAACGTTTGATGCCAGTTCCTTATAAACTCACACTTAACTTAGATATCTGGACATCAAATACCAATCAAAAAATGCAGTTGTTAGAACAAATTCTTACTCTGTTCAATCCAGCACTTGAGATTCAATCAACTGACAACTACATTGACTGGACCAGTTTAACTGTGTGCGAATTACAAACGGTCAAGTGGTCTAGTAGAACTGTTCCTATTGGCACAGCCGATCCTATTGATATTGCCACACTAACATTCACTTTGCCAATTTGGATCAGTGCACCGGCTAAAGTCAAGAAGCTTGGTGTTGTTGAACGTATTATTGCCAGCATTTATGACGCTGGTGGTGATGCAGTCAACGCTATCACTGACAGCGACCTGTTGTTAGGAACAAGACAAATTTTTACACCATATGATTTCCAAGTATTATTAATTGGAAACAAACTACAGGCACTTAGACCTCCACAGGTAGTTGATCAACCTAACAGTAGTTTAACACCGCCCGACAGTCCACCTAGCAACTTATTCTGGTCGGCTGTTATTGGAGCATATGGTACACTGAGACCCGGTATCAGTTTAATTAAACTTGAACAAGAAGATGGAACAGAAGTTATTGGTACCGTGGCATTTGACCCAACTGATGATCGTTTCTTATTATATAACATTGATGTGGACACTGTTCCGGCTAATACATTAGATCCAGTTAATGCGGTGATCAATCCTTTACTAAGTGGACCTAATGCTGGATTGGCGGCGCCGGTGGTTGGACAACGATATCTATTAACTGAAGCAACTGGCACATACACCCAGGGTGATGCTGTGGCTTGGGAAGGTTCAGGCGGTCAACCACTAGTGGCTAATGCTAATGACATTATTGAGTATGATGGAACTAGATGGCTAGTTTCTTTTGACTCGGCTAACAGTCAAGATAATATACAATATGTCACAAATATCACAACAAGTATCCAGTACAAATGGACAGGTTCAACTTGGGTCAAGAGCTACCAAGGTCTTTATCCAGGAGGACAATGGAGCCTAGTATTATAAATGCCGTAGGCATTTGGTTTTATTCTATAGACACGCAACGATATCTTTATCTCATGCGTAATGATCCTAAACATCCAAATCACTGGGGACTACCCGGGGGTAAAGTAGAAGAAGGCGAAACTCTCATTGATAGTATCATACGAGAATGTACTGAAGAATTGGGATCAATGCCTGAATATCTAAGGCTAGCACCACTTGAGAAGTTTACCACAGCTGATTTAGGATTTTCGTATCATACATTTTTCTGTAGTGTTCCAACTGAATTTATACCAAAATTAAATGATGAGCATACTGGATGGTCGTGGATTGCATCAGGTACATGGCCTAAACCCATGCACCCTGGATTGTGGTCTACTGTGAATTTTGAAGCTGTTAAGTATAAGATTAAAACAATGGAACAACAGATTCAAACATCGGCGTAGGTAACAAACTCTCGTTCGGTTAAAGTGTTGACATTATCACACTCTAGCCAGCAATCAAACATATTAGTTTTTTCGCCCACTAGATAGAATTTTACATCCTTATAAGCATCAAATACCTGTTTAACATACAACTCCCAATTTAAAATAGTTGGAGGAGTTTCTTTGTTATATCCAATTAAAAATATCTCTTGGTGTCCATCAAAAGCGGCTAGGTATATGATTGTAGCTGTATCTGTTAATCTCGGTGAATAGGGTATGAGATAAAATTTCCCTGGATTGTTTGTACAATTTCTTGCGCTAGTATAAACAATATTTGATTCTTGGTATTGTTTACTGGAAATTTTTTCTAATTCAGTTGAATTAGTTTCTACAATAAAATCCAATTTTAAATCTTCTGCTATGGATCCAATACCATATGTCTGAACCTTTTTACTACTTAATAGTCCACCGCGGTGACGCTCAAGTATAGTGTAATCAAACCTTTCAATATTATTGCGACTAGCTATGCAAACTGCCCGGCTGCTTATGTGATAATTTTCAATTGGATTAGCAATCCACTCTCGGATTTGTTCTTTTTTTCCCCCAGACCATTTAGTTTCAGTTATAACAAATTCGCCTAGATAATCTTTGCGAAATCTTGTTTCAATCATAGACGGCCCACAGCAACTTCGATAGTTTTTACAGTTGGTGTGTCAATTACTTCAAGAGATTTACCTAATACTACTCCAGGCTGCCAATCAGTGCCAATGCGCTGTGCCACACCTGGTAAATTAGATGAAACCAGCACATCGCCTTTATTAACCGGGCCTAATACCTGACAAGGAACACGACCAGTTAATGCCACAGCTACAACATACTCACCTTCTTGGGTGGCATTCATTAAATAACTTGGATTGGTAGAAACAATACCTGCTACTGCGGTAGAATGACTCTTATTAGTAATTGTAACTTCAGCAGATCCACCAAATTCTAAAACTGTACCCGAAGGATAATTATTATCAGCAACATACATTTCTGCTAAGTCAGCATACTGTGCCGAAGTAGCTTTGGCAAAAACCGTGTTAAAATAGGTACTTGATGTACCAATATTTCCCACGCCATTGGCGCCACTGTTTAAAATTGCTGGTGTTGTAATGCCGTTTGTGCCGTCTAATGTAATTGCCATTTCTATATCCTTATCTAATGATATTTATCTTAGTTTATGGTATAACAACCAGGGTACTCGAATCCGGTATTGTAATTACCACTCCACTGTTAACAACATATGGACTAAGTATCATATTGTTAGTATCTGGAGGTAGGGTAACGTTCGATGTTAATGATTTTGGTGTTGTTAAAACAGAACCCATTACTGTGCCTGTTGCACTCATTGATCCTGGAGTTAAAATATTACCTGTAGCCGATACGATTCCACCTAACAAAATATCATGAGCATAGATATTACCGCTGGCTGTATTTAGAGTTAAGTTACCACCTGTGATGTTACCGGTCGCACTAATCAATCCACCTGTAAGTATATTACCACCAGTTACATTACCACTCAATGATGCTACTGTACCTAAGTGACTTGTTCCTGTAATTGTACTTGCTGAACTAATAAGTCCACCGGTTAATAAGTTGCCGCCGGTTATATTTGCAGTAGCACTTACTGTACCAGTTGTGGCAAAGGCATTAGTGAGCTTGTTAAATGTAAGGCCCGCAGTACCACCAAATATACCAGAATCATTAAACTGAACCTGAGTATTTGCTCCGCCAGGTGTGCCGCCTCCACCGCCTGCTGATAACAAGTTTGTTCCAACGGATGCGTTACAAGATGTTAAATCAATATAAGCACCTCGGTTTGTGCCACCTGTTTCAAAAAATCTTAATTTATTTTGAAAAACGTCAAAAGTAATACTAGTTGTAAGAACTGTATTGGCAGCGGCCAACGCCAACTGAATTTCTCCACCTTCGTCGCCCGAAGACTGTGTTGATTTTAAAATCAATCCTGATACAGTTGATGTAGCACTAATCAAGCCACTAGTTAATAAATTGCCACCCGTGATGTTGGCGGCTGAAGTAATTGTACTTGTAGCCGATACTAATCCACCAGTTAATAAATTACCACCAGTTACATTACCACTTAATGATGCAACTGTACCTAAATGACTTGTGCCTGTAATTGTACTTGCGGCACTGATTAAACCACCTGTTAATAAATTACCACCTGTGATATTGGCAGCCGAGGTGATAGTTGATGTGGCTGAAATCAATCCACCAGTTAATATGTTGCCACCAGTTACGTTGGCACTAACACTTACAACTGAACCTAAATGACTTGTTCCTGTAATAGTCGAGGCAGATGATATTAAACCACCAGTTAATAAATTACCACCTGTGATATTGGCACTTACGCTGACAACTGATCCTAAATGACTTGTACCTGTGATAGTACTACCAGCTGATATTAATCCACCTGTTAATAAATTACCACCAGTGATATTGGCAGAACTTGTAATTGTTGAAGTGGCACTGATCAATCCACCAGTCAATAAATTGCCACCGGTTACG